GTGTCCGCTGGCTCACAAAAAACCGCCCACCCTTCGCTAAATTACATCTACGACAACTTGAAACGAGATTATCGTCAGCATCGTTTCCATTTAATCTACGGGGTATCACATGATCAACTGTGTTAGCTTCTTGACCACAGTATTGGCAGATGAAACCATCGCGCCTAAGTATTCTTTGTTTAATCTTTGTCCATTGTCTTGTAGATCCAGTAGATCGTAATGCACTACTACTCATTAGTAATATCCTTTACGATTATGGAAAGACAAAGCCTTGCAAGGCGTGCCATGCTTATGCTCAATATAGCGTAATCCAATGTCTATCTGTTTGAATGGATTAGTTTCTTTCAGCTTTAAAATTTGTGGTATTCCATAAGCTGTAGATTTAGGATTATCTGCTTTTGGGTTCCATCTACTTTCCTTGAACCATAACTCATCTAAACAATAATACTGATCTAAATCATTTAATTCTATGAATGCATATTGCTTATAATGCTGTGTTTTGTATTGACTATAAGCAACGGAATAATCTTTTAAAAAGCAATTGCTAAATGCAATTAGCAATAGAATCGCCCAAACTCTGCGCCTTCCGGGTCTAGCCGTTGGCGACCCAGCTTTTCGACTTAGGGTCGAACGCGTGTTCAGGGTAGCACACCAATGCAAATCAATTAACATAACCGCAGGTCAGACGGCAAGTCATAATGCGTAAATCATTTTGCTCTAACCATGTTTCGACATAACCAGCATCCATTATTTAGCTCCAATCAATTCACAAGTATGACATTGCTGATCTACAAATTGCCATGATCCACATTGTTCGCAGCGGATTACAGGCTCTTGAGTGTCAGTTGCCTCTGCTAAATTCTTTGTTCCAATAGCACAGCATTTAAGGCATTGGAATACTCTAAAGCCATCAGCTGCTTTATAGCCATCCATCCAGATAAACTCTGAATTGGCAGAACAGAAATTGCATCTAAACTTAGCCACTTTTACCAGCCCATCCTGTGCCTTTAAAAATTGCCGGAACTGCTGAATAGACACGACTTAATTCAAAGCCACATACTTGACAAAGAGGGATTTCGTGCTGCATCGGAAGATCCAATACAATACTCGACCCCTCTCTATCACAAGCGTATTCGTAATTTGGCACTATGGAATTCGATTGATTGAATGACAGGAATAGCATCGAAGCAGATCGCCCTCATGAAGTAATCTGTCATCGTTGCAAGCATCACAAACAATTATTGATGGTTCTACTTTAACTCCGTTATCTGTAAATTTTGCGGTTAAACCAGAACCATCAATCATTATCATGTCAGCCATTTATTCCTCCTCTCTAAAGAACCAACTGCCATTAGCAGCTGTAACTGCCCACTTAGCATTGCATTGCTCACCCTTTGGTGCGCTGCAAACATAGCCATAATAAGGCTTACCAGTTTTGGCAGTTCCTTCTTTTAATATCATTAAGCCATGTGTGCATTCTTGTTGTTTAGGTTTGGTCGATAAGGCTTCGGCAACATCACCGACTGACCAAGTTGTCGGTTCGCTTGCTGGCTTACCATCATCAGCAAACGACTTTCGGAGTGCCATTTCAATAATTTGCGAATTGCCACTTTTGCCATAAATGTTCTTAATTGGTTCATCATTCACCTTCTTCATGTCATCTTTTGTAGCTGTTTTGTCTGATCCTTTGAGAATAATTATTGCCCTACCAAGAGCTGATGTGGCGGTATCTTCAACATAAAACTTTTTCATGTTTTGGATGTAACTTTCTCTTGAGCCAAATGCAATGTTGCTAACTGCCGGTGATGTGTCTTTGCTATCTCGCCACAAAGTTGCTTGCACCAAGATATAACCATTGACTGCATCATGGCTAATTACAGATATATCAGATCTGCCTGATGGGAAGTTGGATATAAACCATTTGTTTAGAGTAGCGACATCCTCATAATCGGCTAAGTTAAATGCCATCATTTACTCCAAAATCATTCTCGTATTGGTCGTGCAACTCTGAATATATTGCTGCGTAACCAATGATGTCTTTAACACTATCTTTGTGATTTGGAGTTTCTGAAAGCCTTGACACTTTGACAAGCAACTGCATGAGGCTGACTTGCATAGGCGATATGTAACTTCCATAGTAAGCAGACCACAGTTCGCTGATCCGCTCGTGATTGCTTCGACTGCTTCCGTAAATCGATCCTCTTTGACTAAGGATTTGGGCGCATTCATCTAGCAGTTCAGTTCTGCTTGTCATAATCAAATACAGATTGAGATTTTAACTTGCGGACTTTTTCATAATGTTCATTAGCTGCTCGCCAACCAGCTGCTCTGCCTGACCAAAAACCACGATCAAAGGCTTGTTCCATTATCTTTGTTATTGCCCACCAACCAATTACTATCCCCAACATGCAATAAAGCCATAACCAGGGGGTTGTTGTTTCTATCATGTCGCTCCCTACATATACACAGACGATCTGTGCATACATAAAGTATGACCTAAAGCAATGACCTTCGGTTATCTACTTTCGGCGTGTTGTATAACGATTAGATAACGCCAATATCCTCAAGATCATCGATATGGTCATCAATCGTGCGGTGCTTATAGTCTGTTTCAAGCCCCATACGACTTTCCAAGAGCTGTAAAACTGCCATCTTTGTTAATAGGAATTAGAGTTGGGCTCATGTTTTTGCCATCCCAGTCCAAAATAACTACGCCCATTTGCCAGTTAGCGATCCCTTTTATGTAAGAGGCTTTCGCTTTGTTCATTAAGTTTCCAGTTTCTATGCCGTAAATCGTCCTGTATTGCCCTCCTAAGCCCTCAGAAAAAGATGATAGACCCAATTTATGGGTATGCCCACAAACTACGCTCTTACCGACCTTTTTGGCAAGATTTAGGGCAGTCAAGCCTGCGTTAGGGTTTGCATTACTTTCATCCCCATGCGCTAATATCCAATTTTTTTCAAACTCATAAAATGATTTGTGGAAGGTAATGCCTAGACTATCAAAGTTCATAAACTTGGAGTATTGCAATTCAGGAAGTGAAAGCATTCCCGGAACTTTTAAGAGTGTGTTGTATAAACGATCTGTGTGATTTGATCTAACAATATGAGCCTCTTTAGCATTCTCAGTTAATGACCAAAGGATCTCTTGAGTAGCTGTGCGATCTTGGTCAAGAGTTTGTTGATAAGCCAAAGGTGTTTTCTCAGCCCATCGAGAAATGGTTTGAAAGTCAATCTCATCGCCAACACATAGAACGCTGTCAAACTTCTCACGCCTTGCAAGTTTGATGACATTTTTGACTGCTTGCTCATGATGGTATGGGATTTGAAGATCGCTGATAACTAAATATCGCTTAATCGTCATCCTCATCATCAGATGGGTCTATGCTAGGAATAATCCCACCATCGCCAACAACCCAGTTGGGAAATGTTTTGATTTCAGTCATAAGCCAAAATGCGTGCTCAGGCGAAAATCCTGCTTTCCTTGCAGCTTTGTAACATTCGTGCAACGCAATGTAATGCGCATCGATCTTTGTTGGATCAGGAGTTTGGCGAACGACTCGACGATTGATCTTTTTGCGTTTGATAGGTTTTCGTGTGTTCGCCATAAAATAAATTATCGCTTACTGATTAAGATAAACAGATCATCAACACGCGCTTCTAATCTGTTCAATTGATCCTTCATGCTTGAGCCACCATTGGGCTTAAGTTCTTGCAGATAAGATTTAATAACCCAGCGTAGAACCAACAATATACTGCTTGCGATAGCGCATGCGCCAACGGCTAATCCAACCCATTCGTTCGGTGTCATTTCGCATTAACGCCATAATCATGCTCAGCACCGGATGTTGGGTCAATTGCCTTAGCCAATGGTGCAACTAACGCACCAAGTAATACTGCAAACTCTGGTCGAATGTCAGCAACAATTGCCAATGCAACAGTTAAACCACTTGCACCCACAGCTCTTAGATATGACTTGATTGCTGCTTTGTGTTTGTTTGATAGTTTCATTTTGCTCCTATGGTCGGGCAACAGCCATTACCAATGAGTAACTTCTGCGCTTTAGATATACGCCTCCACCATTGGATTGACTGCCACTTTTGTCTGCTGATGTATTGCCTTCGATAACTTGTAAATACTTTAGAGTTGTATTGTTAAATTTAATTATGCCAACATGATCAGGCTCTGCATCTTTGTCAAATTGGAAGAATGCAATATCACCAGCCTTAGCCTGACCGATTGGGATTAACTTGTTTGTTTCTGCAAAGAATTTGAGACCATGAGCACAGCTTGCAAATCCTTTTTTAGATTGGGATTTGATGTTGTTGCCAAATCCTGCTTTGTCATAGCACCATGATACAAACATGGCACACCAAGCCTGATTGTTTAAGCCATACCAATCGCCATACTTTGTATCATTGTTGCCTGTTTCGGTATAACCAATCTCTGCTTTAGCAATTTCAATTAAATTTGGCATACTTAGCCATTAAGCAATGCAAAAATTTGATCGTCAGTAAAACCTAATTCTTTAAGTTTTGCTAGACCTTGCTCACGATTTAATTTAATAACATCGGCTTGAGTTGGTCCAGCAATATGATTGGCAATTGCAGTTTTTAATTCATCTTCAGATACAGTTGAATTATCTGCTGGCACAATTAACTTTTTCTTAGGATCATTAAAATCAGCACATAAACCTTGACTCCCTAATTCTTTATCTAATTGTTCTAAATTGATTTCTTTTGATGTTATTGCCATTTTATGACCCCAAATCTATAACTATTATATTTCTTGTGCCAAAATCAGCATTATTATTACTTACTTTATATTTTGCAGTAAATGTATTTGAGCCAGCAGTTAATGTTGTTAATCTTGTTGCAAAACAACCTCTATTATCATCATTTGATCCACTACCTCTATTGACAAATGCATAATCATCACTAGCGGCAATAGTTGTTGCGCCACTTACGGCAAAAGACATATAGCCAGATGCACCTGCTACTTGTGGACCAGTAAATGCACCAACTATAACTAAAGCTTTTGTTCCAGTTGTTACAGTTACTGCTGGGCCTGATGTTGTTAAATCAGTATAACTTGTTGATGTTGTATTTTGAGTTGTTGCAACTGCTGCACTTGCACTTGTTAAAGATGCTGAAGCAGGAGTAGACCATGCTGGAACTCCACCACTTACAGCTAAAACTTGACCAGTAGTTCCAATGCCAAGTCTAGTATTGACATTTGATGTTGATGAGCGATAAGCAATATCGCCAAGAGTTGTTTCAGGATTTAAGTTTTTGGTTGTTGTATCAACGGATGTGCCAAGCGTGCGAATAGCACTTGCGCCATCCTTGACTAACGCGGTATCATCCGGTGTAGTCCAGCCATAATTAGTAGTGGTTGCCATATTATCCTTTATCTCAGGCTACGATTGTAGCGTATTCCCATGTCAATGTTGGATCTATTGTTTGCCATGTTTCAACTATTGGTGTGGTATTCCAACGCATCGCCACTTGGCTATATGCCACAGGCGACAAATTGATTGTCAGGAATAATTCGTTAAACCTTGTGCTCCATGACCAGCCTTCAACATAGCCTTCAAACTCACCGCCTGAAATCTGTGCTGGTAGGTTTTGCAGGTTAAGCGGTTGCCCCATGAATACGCCTAGCAGATTATCCCGATCACTATTGTCAATCTCTGGATTTGTAATTGGGAATGTAATGCTCTGGAATGCTGGCAATGGAAATGCTCTTTGAGCAATATATCGATCTGCCACAGCTTGAGCATCCACAGCTGAATGGAGCACCGAGTTAATGCTTTCGGCTTTGTAGCCATAAGTTGCAATTGATGTTGCAGATGTAGCTGTTTTCTGTGAGCCAAAGTTGTTGCCATAATTGATAGCAACATCGTTTCGAATATCACCTGACCTTGTAATCGTGCTTAGTCCTTGACCTAAAGCATGATTAGCACTTAGATCAACATAGCCGTTAGTAAGCAAATAATTCTGCCTGTGATCTGCATCGGCATAGCCAATGTTGCCTTCATTGTCTTCATATAAATATCCAAATGCTGAATTGGCAATCAGGCTTGCAATGTTGTAAATGGTATCTGTTTCGGCTGCTCTGTTTTCCATTGTATATAAGCCGGGAGTGTCGATTTCACCAAGTCCTAGATTAAGCGCATTAGCCCATGTTTCAGTTGCATCGTATCCTGCCCAAGTTGTAGCTGCTGGCACATCATTCCAAGTGCCAAGCAATACGCTAGACAATAGGTCATATATTTGATTTCCATCCTCATCCTGTGAAATTGTGCCTAAATATAATTCTTTTGCCAATTTAACAAGTGATCCCATTGCAAGAACTGAGTATTGGATAACAGTTGCATTTGATCCAGTCGCGCCAACGCTAACTGTAATATCAGTTATGTCGCCACCAAATAAATTGACATAAGCAGCTGATGTATCTTTAACTTGCAAAATTAAACTGTCGTTAATGTCAAATGGCAATGTTTGACCAGTTAGTGTTACAAATGTTATTTGCAAATAAGACGGATTAGGTTGCTGGTAAATATCTGTCCGACCAGCCTGATGCTGAATATCGCTTATTGCAATGTCTGTGTAATCAACACCTGCAACAGTAAGTTTCCAATCAGGTGACCAAGCGGTCATTATCTACCTACTGTTCCGCCGACTAATAATCCTGCTGATCTTGCTGCGCTTTGATTAAGCACACTTGCCACAGCTCTTGCAGCACCCTCACCATCAATAGCATTAACAGTGATGTTTGTAACTCCACCGCCTGTTGTGTAACCGCCATTAGGTAATGATGAACGATTTGATTGTCCTAACATTGTGCCAGTTTTTGAAGGATTAGGAATAAAGCCAATGTCAGCTCCGGGCTTAACTAAATTAACAAGCCTAATTGCTTGATTTGCAAACTCAACTAACAATCCAATTGCTTCTCTTACAAAAGTAATAAATCCAGAAATTATTCCAGCAACAGCAGCGATTGCTTTACCAAAAGTTTCTGCTCCTTTTTGGCTTTCAGTTAATGCTGCACTCAAACCTTCATTACCAGTCAATCCAGCGATGAACCCATTCAGTGTCGGAACACCAACATCGTTTAAGTAGGTTATGAATTTTTCAATTGTTGGAAGTAATGCTGTGCCAAGACCTTCTTTAGCCTCATTTATAGAATTTGTTAAAATATCAATTTTGCCTTGAAAAGTTTCTGCATTTTCAGCAGCAGATCCGCCTAATAATTCTGCCAGTCTGATTTGAATTTCTTCAAAACTCATTGTCTTAAGTTCAGCAGCTGATAATCCAACGCCTAATCTTGCCAACGCTGTATTTTGACCATCATGCGCTTTTGCTAAAGCATTTGCAACACTCTCTAAATCTTTACCTGATCCCTTGCTAACATCTAAAGCAAGAGTTAAAAGTTTCTGCGCTTCACCAGCATCTTTAGTTGAAAATGCCAATCTTTGCAATGCAGGTCTAAGTTGATCATCAGCAACTCCAGTTGCAAGTGAGGTCTTTGTAATCATGTCCTCAGTTGCCTTTATTTGGTCATCAGTTGCTCCTGTGGCTTGTCTTAAAGCATTGGCTAACCTAAGTTGCGCTTGCTCATCCTCTATTGCAGCCTTGACCCCATCAACGGCTAATTTAGTGCCATAGGCAACGGCAGCAGCAGCAGCCACCGCAAATGCAGCAGCAGCCTTCTTTCCAAATGCTGAAATCTTTTCGCTGTTAGTTTCAACGGCATTGTCAGCTTGATTTAATTTATTTTTAAGATCATCAATATCCGCAAGGATCTTAAGCGATAGGGTTCTGGTATCTCTTGCCACTTATGCCCACTTATCTAAAATGCGATTGTATGCTGCTTCCCACTTGCTAATCAATTCAGGCTGAATTCTGCGAAGCGTTGGGTAGATAAACCAACCACGCGAACCTCTGCCTTGCCTTCCGCTATATGTAGGAAATTGTTTGAACTTATTAGATCCAAACTCAACACCACCCCATAAGGTTTGCGTGTTAGCCCCACCTGAAAATTTCTGTCGTGCGAAACCATATTTGAACTCACCGATTTTGCTTGACTTTGAGATGCTAACGCCGTCTGCAACTCTTTGCGCAACTTTGCCTGATTTTGTTCGACCTCTAGCTGCTGTTTTAATTTCCTCAGCTGCGTATGTCGCCAAAGCAGCAGATTGAATTCTTGCTTCCTCAGTCGCTTGATCATCCATAACTTTGAAAGCCTTGAGAATATCGCGTATGTCATTGCGACTGTAAGCAATGGTTTCACTTGCCATACCTCGCCTCCAATACTTCGATCGCTGTTAAAATGTCCTCTGCGTCAACCCATTCACTCATTGGTATCTGTGTGGCAATTGCCAACTCAACCAATAATCTGTTTAGGCTTCCTGCTGGATGACTTTTGGGTCTGCATCACCGACTATTACATCGGCAATAGTTTCCATCCAAGCATCAAATGGTTTAACTGGTTTTCCAGCAGCTTCGCGCTTATGAGCGTTGTATGCTAAAAACATCAAATCCCACATTCCAAGTTTTTCTTTTGCTTGACTTATGGTGTGACCAGTTGATTTTTCCCACTTAGCCCACTCAGGCGGTTGGGCAATATATGTTGCTTGCTCGCCTGAGTTATATTCAATTGTAATAGGTAACTTCATTTGTTTGCTCCCGTTTTTTTCTTTATAGTGATTCTGTTACTGCACCCTTAGATACTTTGAAAGTGTATGTTGCAGTTTGTGCATCTGGTGCTGTTCCGCCAACTGGTTGTGGATATGCTGGTAAGCAATCAAATGCAAAAGTGTGTCCAGTTGTTACAGTCATTGTAACTGTGAAAGTTGAATCTGGTGTGTTGTCTGCTGCTGCCCATAAAGCCTCGCATACTGAGTTTGTCTTGCCCCAGTCTGCTAAAAGTTCCATAGTAAATTCAGCTTCAACATTTGTTGTCTTGTAAGCCTCTCCATCAAGTGTTTGATAGGTTTGGCGATCTATTGTTTTTGTTAAAGTCGCTGATAATGCTTGTGCATCAATGTCTGTTCCAAGTGATCCTGAAAAAGACAAATTAATATCACGACCAGTAATAACTTGGGTTGCCATGATTGCTCCTTATATTGTTCTTGTGTAGTAGGTAGAAACTCGAACATCTGCAATGAGCAGCGTTGATGCTCCAACTGTTGTGACTGTTGGTCTTTCGACCGAACTGACAATATATCCACCAGGAATTACTGCCAGAACACTTATGATTAACTGCTCGATATTGTCGAGCGATGCAGGATTGCTGTTATATGCAACTGCAACTGAGATTGTAAAATTAACTTTAGCGCGAATGTTTGATTTGCTAATTGTTTCAAATTCTAAATATGGGCTATCTGGCACAACCACTACAGCTGGTGGAATAACTGTTTCAGGCACAAATGAATAAACATTTCCTAGAACACCAGAAAGTGCAGTTGCTAAAGGTGTTCTGATCTGTTCTAGTATTGTTTGGTTAGCCATTTACAGAGCCATGCTTTCGGTATCCATATATGAACCAAGTAATCCAACACACTTGTTAAACAATGATCGACCCATTCTAAAAGGTGTGGATGTAAAATCTACTCCTTCGATTTGTCCTCCACCTGCAAGTCTGGCTTGGAAAACTTCGACTGAAACTGTGTAGACGGCTGATTGAACAGCTGCATTTCCAACATAAGTTGATCCGCCAGAAAGGGCAGCAACTCCTGATGGGATGACATTAGCCTCGAGTATATCGGCATTAGTGATCGATTGTGAAAAGGTATATTGTCCAAGATTATCTGCCAACACAGCTCTTGTTCCGTTGTAAGGTG